TGCCTTAACCAAAGTGTCAGAGAACGCTCATGTATTGTTCGGGTTCGATGCAGGGAGAGCTTCTATCATCACAGACCTTCACAACCTATCCATTGTTCCAGAGGAGCATGAGGAGGTTCAACCTAGCTACACAGGAGAGTTTTAATTTATGTCAGAAGAAAACATACCAAACCAAACGCAAGCGGCAGATCCTGTCATTGCGTCCACGCCAGAACCAAACACAGAGTCTTGGGAGAGTCAAATTTCCCGACAACTGAATAAGAAGCCAGACATTAAGAAGATCGACATCAAGAGTCTTGAAGATCTTCCAGATGGGATGGTTCCCACAGACCTCGACTATGTAGCCGAGCAGGATGCTAACGACTATCTTAAGCAGATGGAAGGAGGCACAACTGAGCCTACTGAAAAGAAGTCCAAGAAGACCAAGGAGAACATTGAGAAGGCTATTGAATCTGTATCCGATAGCTTTGACATTTCTGACCTTGATCTATCCAAGGACATTGAGCCTGTAGAAGCCCCTAAGAAGAAAACCAAGGAAGAGAATATTGCTGAACTCCGTAAGAAGGCTGAAGCCTATGAGGAGTCGCTTAAGGCCAAGGATACGGAGGTTCTTACTTATCGTGAGAAGCTTGAGAAGCTAGAGGGCGAGCTTGAGCGTACAGCATTTGAGCGTTCACCTAAGTTCAAAGAAAAGTATGAGGCTCCATTTGCTTCATCCGTTGATAACGCCAAGGCATTTGCCAAGGAGTTTGCCGAGGATGAGGCCATTGCTGAGAAGGCACTTTCTCTCAAGGGCAGGGAACGCATTGACTTTATTGATGAGTCATTTGGTGGCGGTGCGGCGGCAGGACAATTCCTGTCATTAATTAATGATGCCGAGAGTAAGCGTGGAGCATTGGAGGGTGCGTTAGAAAACTATCGTGCTACTGCCAATGAGATCAACCAAGCCGAGCAACAGCAGAGCATTAAGATCGTTGAGGAAGTGAATACGAACTTTGAGCGTATGACGCATCACCTTGCCCAGAAGAGTGACTTCTTCCGCATGACAGGAGATGACGATAACGACAAGCTAGTTAAGCAGAGGATTGAAGCGGCTAGGGCAATCATTCATGGGAACGCAACCCAGAATGAAATGACTGTGGCTCCATTCCTTGCCGTTATTGCTCGTGAGGCAGTTACCGAGAACGACAAGCTAAAGGCAGAGCTTGCCAAGTATAAGAGCAGGGCAAAGGAAGATATTGCCGTACAGCCTCGTATTAGCAAGGGATCTTCTGATGATGATGGCGAAGTGAAGGGAAAGCCTAAGTCCATCATGGAGTCAATCCGCAGTCAGCTTCGATAATTTGTCTTGGGATGAGACAGGGGGAGGGTGTTAGAAGCATCCTCCCCTAAAATATGACGTATTGACAATCCCAATAAAAATTGAAAGTATGCGCCAATGAAAAACAACCTTCCTTTGGTTGTCGCCTATGGTGGCGGCACAAATAGCGTAGCGATGCTTTGCGGCTTCCTAGAACGAGACATCAAGCCAGAGCTTATCATATTTGCTGATACTGGCGGAGAGCTTCCACACACATACAGCCACATTGAGATGATGTCTAAAAAGACAATGGAGTGGTGGGGAATGCCAATTGAGATTGTCCACAAGACCTATAAAAAGGAGATAACAACCCTTGAGGGTGATTGCTTGAGAAACAAAACAATTCCTTCTCTAGCCTACGGAAGAAAGGCTTGTAGTATGAAGTATAAGATTGACCCCCAAAAAAAATACATGGTCAAGTGGATGCGCTCTCAAGGTTTGAATGAGGTTGTTTCTGCGGTTGGATACGATGCAGGAGAGGGGCATAGGGCTATAAATATTAAGGCCAATACATTTGGAAAGGATTGTGCAGAGACAATGTGGTATCCACTAATTGAGTGGGCTTGGAGGAGACAGGAGTGCGTGGAAGCAATCAATCGGCATGGATTGCCACAGGCTGGCAAGTCATCCTGTTTCTTTTGCCCATCAATGAAGTTAGGTGAAATCATACGCCTTCGCAAAGAACACCCAGAATACTTCCAAAGGGCGATTGACCTAGAGGAAAATATGATTGTTAAAGGAAGGGTGGAGGGATTGAGGTTTGGAATAAAGTGGAGCGATATTGTAAAGGCTGATGACGATCAGTTGCAAATGTTTGAGTGGTTGGACAAGCACGATCCAGCAAAAATACCATGTGGTTGCTATGATGGGTAAATTTGAATGAATCTCCAGACCTACGGACTAGACTTTAGCAAATTCCCAAACATCACTCAGCTTGAGATAGAGCTTTTGATGGTTGCGGATAAAGACCCTTCTAGGGTTACTGGCATTAGCAGAGGTCAGCATATCAAGCATTGTATCCATATGCTTTGGCCTGATGTGATTAAAAGCTGGAATAACTGGAATGAGTTAGCGTTGTGGGCTTGGACAAACTACGACGAGATCGGGGTTACTGGGTGTGCCGCCGCTGGAAAGACCTTTACGTTCACCTTGCTCTCCTTGGTTGAGTATCTAGCTAAACCAATGGGAACTCGTGTCGCCTTAACGAGTACGACTGTCCCCTCGTTGCGTGGACGTATCTGGGCTGAGATGATGCGATTCACTAGACCTTGCGTTCCCTTATTCGGATTGAATGTAGTGGATTCCCAAACCAAGATCCAATTCACTAAGGGTGATGATAGGTCGGCTATAACGGCACTTGCGGTCGATTCTGGGGCGGTAGAGCAGGCCGTAGGTAAGTTGCAGGGTGTTCACCTACCTCGCATGGTAATCATGGTTGACGAGGCCGCACAGACGAATCCAGCGGTATTCTCTGCACGAGCAAACTTGGCGGTTGGTACAGACTTCTACCGCTTCATCGCCATCGCTAACGCCTCTAGTATGTTTGACCCTCACGGATTATTCTGCGAACCGAAGATGGGATGGGGGAGCATTGGCGACGATGACGAGCATTGGGAAACCAAGTCGGGGATTTGCGTTAGATTTGATGGGCTAAAGTCGCCGAATATTAAGGCTGGTCGGTTGTTGTACCCATACCTATTTGGGCAAGACAACGTGGATACTATCCGCAAGAACTTTGGCGAGGGGAGCTTGGAGTGGAATAGCTATTGCCGAGGAATGTGGAGTAAGTCTGGGGCTAGAAACACGATGGTTGACTCGGCTATGATTACGGAAGGTTGTGCCAGAGACAAGGTGGTATGGACAGGTGGAGATTTAAAGACGCTTGCCGCCCTTGACCCTGCATTCACGACTGAGGGAGATGATTGTATCTTGCGATTCGCCAAGGTGGGTAAGGCAACGGATGGCAACCTAGCCATTAACCTTACTGAGACTATTAAGCTCCAACTCATGGATGATCCAAACTATCCGCTATTTTATCAAGTGGCTGATCAGACGATTGAGTTACTGAAAAAGCACAACGTGGAGCCAGAGAATTTCGCTCTTGACGCAACTGGTGCTGGTGCTGGCATTGCCGACATCATCTCACAGCGTTGGCAGTCTGGATTCGTGCGAGTGAGCTTTGGAGGGGCGGCTACGGATTCTCCAATTAGCGTGGAGGATGAGCGTCCTGCAAAGCAAGTCTATGCCAATCGGGTCACTCAGCTATGGGGACAGATCAAAGTGATCATCATGAGTGGCAGAATGAGAGGTTTGGATGACCAGACTGCACGAGAGCTTTGTGCTAGGATTTATTCCCTGAGAAACGAACGCACCCTGCTTGAGAGCAAGAAGGATTTGAAGAAACGAACCAAGGGAGGGTCGCCAGATAGAGCAGATGCGCTTGCCCTCCTGACTGAGCTATTCGTTCTGCAAAACGGATTCGGAGATGCTACTGGAAGTCAATCCTCAAATTCTGACGATTGGGATGAATTTGTTCTCGACAATGAATTGGAGTCTGACTATCGCTAATTTATGGAAAAAACAAAACTGATACGCAACGCCCCTCACCAGAAATACTTTCTGGCAGACGGAACACAAGTAAGTGGTGGTTCGACCATCTGTAAGATTGGAGAAGACGCTGGTGGTCTAATCCATTGGGCATGGGATCTAGGCAGGAATGGAAAGGACTACCGCAAGGAGAGGGACAACGCCGCAGACATTGGAACGATTGCTCACTTTTTGATAGAAGCCTTCTTGAATGGATTTGTGGCAGACTTAGATGATTACTCAACTAAAGACATTGAGAAAGCCCTGCTATGCTATAACAAGTTCCACGATTGGTGGGAGAATGCCAAGCTAACGAAGGTAGCCACGGAGATCCAACTTGTAAATGAGGCTTACAAGTACGGAGGCACGATTGATCTGATTGCAACCAATGAGGCAGGGGAACATATCCTTATCGACTTCAAGACCAGCAAGAAGATTTCAGAGCCTTACTGGAGGCAATGTGCAGGGTATGCCCAATTATGGAACTGCAATAATCAAGGCAAGCCAATCACCAACCATGCCATCGTCCGTATTGGCAAGGAGGAGGAAGGCGACTTTGAGGTGGTGTGGAAGGATGACCTATCCAACTACTGGCATACCTTTAAACAGCAAGTGCTAGTATGGTGGGCTTTGAAGGAAGAGAAGCCCAAGAAAGAAAAGAAGGCCAAATGAGCTTGGATATTTATACGGAAAGGGGGCAAGTCTCTTTGACGCAAGAGGGAATGCTTTTGTGCGGATTCCAATCGTCCTTTAAAGATTACTATGTAGTGCAAACCCCAAAGGATGAGCCTTCAGACATTGATGGGTTTCTAATTAAAAAAGGAGTCATTGCGGCTGTATTTGAATCTAAATGCAGGAATGCAACCATTGCTCAAATGAAGAATTGGGGAAATGAATGGCTGGTTACATACGACAAGCTCATTCGGGGCATTGAGGTTTCTAAAAGCCTATGCGTTCCCTTTATTGGGATGCTCTACTTGGTTGATTCCGAGGTGGGCTTGTCTGTTAGGATCGCAGACAAATACGGAAACATCATTCCTAAAATAAGACTAGAGAGAACAGAAACACAAAAAACAATTAATGGCGGAAAGATTATAAGAACAAACGCATACATTGACATTTCATTAGCAAAACAATTCCCAGTAAAATAAAACAACATGACATCACCTCAATCGTGCGATGCTGAGAAGGCATTCATCTCAGCAATCCTACAGCGTCCTAGTATCATCAACGAAGCGGCTGACAAGATTAGCGAAAAGCTATTCTTTCATCCTGCACACAAGCGTATCTTCAATTCAGCTATTGAGCTTTGGAAGGAGGGACAAGGTTGCGATCTAGTCACCATCACCGAGCATATGAGTAACGCTGGAACTCTTGAACTATCTGGAGGGGCGGCATTCGTAACGGAATGTTTCATTTCTCCTTGCGTCGTGAGTAATTGGGAGGGGTATGTAGAGATCCTAAAACACAAGCATACTTCAAGGCTTGCAATTGCCGCCGCTGAAAGAATCATTGCTAGTGCCAATGATCCAGCTTCAGCAGGGGAGTTAAGCGAGATCGTTCAGAAGGCACTTGTTGCGGTTGCCGCCGATGCAGAAACAACGTCTCGCATTGAGAGCGTCAAGGAAGTGGCTATTGCAAGGCTTAACGAGTACGAGGAGATTGTTAAGAACAGGGGGAAGCTCATTGGGATTACAAGCGGATTCCGATTGCTGGACGAACTCACAGGGGGTTTTCGGAATGGTCAACTTGTAGTAATTGGCGCACCCACAAAGGGTGGTAAGACAACAGTTGCTATGAACATGGCAATGCGCACTGCTGATGTTGATAACAACCCTGTTGGAATCATCTCTCTTGAGATGAGCAAGGGAGAGCTTATGGATCGCTTGATAGCCTCCAAGTCTGGAGCAGATCTATCCCTG